CCGCTGGGGCACGGCGTGGCATATCAACGACATTGGAGATTGGCGCGGCACGATGGAGGAGGCGATGAACGAATACATCGACACTCGCCGCCGTCAGGGCAAGCGCCCGTTCATCGATGCGCCGCACTTCGAACTGATGGTCTAATATGGCTGATGTCATCAAGCTGCATCCCGCAGCCGATCCAGATGAGGTGATCCGGCAGGCCCTCGGCGTCTACGAAAGCGTCGTCATCCTTGGCTGGACGAAGGATGAAACGTTTAGCGGGCGATCAAGTCTAAACCTGTCGGCTGGCGAGGCAATGTTGCTGGTCGAACTTTTCAAATCGGCTGTCTTGCAGGAGGCCGTTGAATAGACCGCGCGGCGGTCGGAGGTGCTACCATGGGCGAAAACAAGGGCTACACTGCCGAGGATTACAAAGCGGTTTACGACCGCACTGGCTCCTATGTTGCCACAGCCAAGGAACTCAATGTCAACGAAAGCACAGTGCGGCGTGCGATCAAGGACATGCAGCTTCGCGATCCAGCAATGCAAGGCGCGATGGATGCTGTCGGCACTGGGCTGGTGCCATCGCTGGCGTGGATCAAAACCAAGGCCACGGCTGATGCGCCGGGATACTCGGTGATGCTCAAGCCCGCTGACGAGCCACCAGAGGCCACGGCTGATCGGATCAAGGCCGCGCTGGCCGATATTGATGCGCTGCCAGAGGTGTCTGCACCATCCTACGTCGAGGCCGATCTCTGCACGCTCTATCCCATTGCGGATGTGCATGTCGGGATGCGGGCGTGGGCGAAAGAAGTTGGCGAGGATTACGACACCGACCTTGCAAGCAAGCGGCTGCAATCTTGGATCGGGAAGTGCGTAGCGGCCTCACCAGCCTCGCACACGGCCATCGTGCTCGATGTTGGTGACCTAACCCATGCAGATGATGAAACGGCCCTGACGCCAAAATCTAAGCACTCTTTGGACGTAGACACGCGGCACTTCCGCACGCTGGACATGACCATTCAGGCGCTGGCCGTTTGCGTTGAATTGGCGCTTGCCAAGCACCAGCGGGTCATCGTGCGCATCCTCCCCGGCAACCACAACGTCAACAGCTACATGGCGGTGATGTTCGCGCTGGCCGAGCGGTTCCGCGACAACAGCCGCGTGAGCGTGCAGAAGGTGCCGGGCGAGTTTTTCGTGCATGAGTTCGGCAAGGTGCTGCTGGCCGCGCATCACGGCGACAAGGCCAAGGCGGATCGGCTGGTGCATTTCCTCGCAGACCAGTTTGCCGAGATGTGGGGGCGAACCAAGCACCGCTTCCTGTTCACCGGGCATCTGCATCACCACAAGGCGCAGGACATCGGCGGCGTGCAGTGGGAGCAACTACGCGCAGTTACACCGCGAGATGCGTTTGCGTTCAGCAACGCCTACACGGCGCGCGCCCAGTTGCAGGCCATCACATTTGATCGTAATCGTGGGGAAGTATCCCGCGTCAAGGTGAACGCATGACCAGATCAGAAATCTTAGAAATCGCTCACGGTTATATCACGCAGGATCGGGCGGCCACGCACGGTGGCGCAGAGGACTCGTTTGCCGATATTGCTGCAATGTGGAGCGTTTACCTTGAGCATCCTGTCGGCCCGGAAGATGTCTGCATGATGATGGTTCTCCTCAAAGCAGTGCGGTTTAAGAACAACCCGCAGCACGTTGACAATCCCATTGACGCGGCGGGGTATGCTGCGCTTGCAGGCGAGATTGCCACGCGCAAAGCTTAGATCAGCGGCGATCCTGTCTTAACGTCCCTGACGCCGTGGCGTTCTAAGTCACGCAGGATGTCGATCAGCGCCACGCGCAGGTTGCTGACGCTGTCGGCTTCGATAGGCACTGGGCGCTGCGTCCAGCCCTCGCCGCCATCGTGCATGGTGTAGAACTCGTGGATTGCGTAGAAGGCATCGCCGTTGTCATCAACGTGCTGCATAATCTGATATCGCCAGCTACTCATGTCTTTTCTCCCGGTTAAATGCTTCGTGATCTGGCGCAGGGCAAACTTGCGCTCGCCTGTCCAGTGCTTGTGTGCCTGCCAGATTTCGTCAGCGATCTGGCGGCGGTCACTCATCCCCGATCCTCCCCCTCCAAAAGTATATTTTGCAACGTGTCCCCAAATGACGAGATCGACGGGTAGCGTTTGTAGAAATCGGTAGCCGCCGCTGCGTTCAATGAGGCCACGCCGTTTTCCAGATCACCATAGACAGCGCTAGCCCATTCTTCTGAAATACGTTCCAGCTTGGCTTCCAGTTCCTCAATGATCTGCGCCTTGGCCTTGAGTTCACCTTCTCGTGCCAGCAGCTTGGCCTCTAGTTCCTTGATGCGGTCGGCCATAGCTTCTTTGTATCCGTCCTCAAAGCCCGCGTTCTCCAGCGCCGCCCGCACGATGGCCTCGGGCGAGGGGATTTCTTTCCATTTAGCCATGTTCAATCTCCTAACATCTGCGCCACCTTTGGCAGCAATTCAAAATCCGGCCCGTGTCGCTCCACCCACAACCGCTTGTCCGCGTGATAGCCGCTTGGCCCCTGATGACACGCCCAGCACAACGGGATGACACGCCAGTCACTGCGGGGCTGCTTGTCACATCGAACGTGGTGAGCCTGTGAGGGGGGCGGAGAGCCGCAAGCGATGCACGGGAGCATCTTGACCGCCGCCATGTGTTCCCACGCCCCTGCGGCCTTCTCTGCGGCTTTGTGAGCGCTTTTCTTGGCGCTTACTTTACGCATCGGCTTTTTAGACTTCAGGGGCTTGCTGCGTTTCATCTTTGATCCGGGTGCGGCTCCGACCACACCACCCCATGTCGATCTCCATATTCTTGGGCCACGGTTATCAGATCGGCAAACTGGCGCACTGATAGCCTGCTGCTGTGAAAGCCTACCGGAAATGGTTCCCCGTTCAAGCCCATCTCAAAGCGCGTGGCGTGGCCGCAGGCGTGCATCATTAGGCACTTCCATACCTCGGGCGTATGCGCTCGACCTTCGGGCTTGGCGCGCGAAATATCCGACAGCATGGCCCAGAAGCGGGCGTTCTGATCAAGATTGCGCGTGGCTTCCTTGATCGTCACGACCGCATCCAGCGGTGCGCGGCGTATGAGGTCACACGCCAGCGCCCGTTGGTCATCACCCCGGAGGATAACAGTCTGTGGCATCAATCCATCCCAAGCGCGTCAAGATAGACTTGCAGGATCGCCTCTTTCTCGGCGCGCTCATCGGGTGCCATTTTGCGCAGCTTGATGATCTCGCGCAGGATGGCGGTGTCGTATCCGCAGCCCTTGGCCTCGGCCAGCACTTCCTTCTGCTGATCGGCAATGTCCTGCTTTTCAGCCTCAAGCGTTTCGTAGCGCTCGATAAAGCTGCGAAGCTGGTCGGCGGTAATTTGATATTGATCGGTCATGCGGTCCTCGCTTTTAGTTGTTCGATCTTGGTTTCCATCTCGGAAATAAATGCCTGCACCTCGGTGACGATCTTTTCGGCCAGTTTCTCGTCAAACTCCACGCGGCTCACGAACATCTGCATGTCCACAGGCAAGCGCGGATCGAAGCTGACAAAGTCGCACCACTTGCGGTTAGTGCAGAGCATTTGAACGTGCATCTGCGTGACGTATTCGCTTGGCACTTTTCCGCCCAAAAGAGTTTTGATGTGGGTAGCAGTGTTGGGGCATTTGATCTCGATAAGCCCGTCGTCACCGATCAGCCCGTCAGGCGATGCGCCGAAGCCAGCAATCTCCGGGTGCAGGACAAAGCCAGTCTCCACCACAGTTGCGCCTGTGACGATCTCGTAGGCCATGCGCGCCTGCGGCTCGATGTCTGTTCCCCACTGCATCGCGGCAGAGGAAAAGCCGCCTTGCCGCTCGCCTGTCAGCCGTTCGCAAATCAACTCGGCCATGTAGTTGGCGCGGGATGCTGCGTAGCCGCTCTTGGTCTTGGCCATCAAATCGGCGGTGCGGGATGCTGTGACGCATCCCATCCGCGCTTCAAACCATTCTTCGGTGCGCTGTTCCATTATTCCGCTCCCAGCTTCTTGGTCAGCATCGCGATGGTTTGATCTGCCTGCTGGGCTGTCAGTTCGTGCAGGTCAGCAACCTTGAAGTAAGCGCACAGCTTGCCCTCGTCGCTGGCGGTGCGCTCGATCAGGTCGGTGATCTGCTGATATTGCTCTGCGCTGATCTTGGCTGGTGGTTGCTGGCGAGGTGCTGGCGAGATATGTTCCGCAACAGTTCCGTGATCGGGATCGTCTTTGTCGCCAGTCGGGATATTCAACAACCCGCGATAATACTGCTTGAGAATGTAGCTTTGCGCCGCGCCATATGCCTGCGGGCCAGAGCGGATCACCTCCACGTTGCGCCGCACTGTCGGCAGGTGCGCCCCTGACGCATGGTAGGTGGTGATCTGGTAGGTAATACTAACCCAGTGAGTGACGCCATACTTTCCGGGTTTTTCAATAAACTCTCGCTGATCTTCGTCAATGATGGTGACAAGCCCATTCGCCGCGCAGATTGGTCCTACCATTGCCATGAAGTCATCAATGCTGGCAAAATCATACTTTTGCTCTGCATTGCGGTTGTCTTTGGCAATCCGTTTGATTTCTCCCATCGCCTTTGCGACTGCTGAATAGATCGTCTGTTCGGTCATTGGTTCCGTTCCTTGTGTTGTGCCGCGTGGGCGATGAGCAGTTGCACGGCCAGCGTGCGGATGGCGTCAAGCTGGCCCTGCGTCATTGCAGGACCGCCTGCGCGATTGCCAGCGCATAAGGTGCGCCGAATACCATTGCAGCGATGCAGAGACCGCCGAGGATGTCGTCAAGCGTAAAGCGTATCATTTCGTTGCCTCATATTCTGCGACCCAGCTTTCAAAGCGCGTTACGACCGCAGCGCCGAACATCTCGGCAATCTCGTCTGCGGTGAAACTCTTGGTGCCGACTTGTAGGTTGGTCATCGTGGCGATGCAGATGTGGCCGTCAATCCCGCCAATGTCTGCGCTGTAATCTTCCTCGAACTCAATGCGCAGCGTGGCGATGCCAGAGATGCAGCCAGTCTCATCGCTGAAGTGGTCTTCGCTGTCGTGGTAGACGTATTCCATGTTGCGTTCCTAGCTGATGGGCTGATGCCCGTTGCGATGCTTGTTTTTCGCATGGGGCGAACGAGCGTTCAAGCGGAAAATGCGCTTGCAGCGAAAATATTCCCGCTTATACTGCGCCACATGGAACACTTGCAAACATACCTTAAGACCCACAAAGCCAAGCCGCTGGCCGAGGCCGTGGGCATTTCGCAGTCTTATCTGTCGGATATGAAAAAGGGCAATCGCACTCCATCGCTTCGGGTTGCGCTTGCCATCGAGGACGCTACCAATGGGGCTGTGCCTGCGCGCAGTTGGGTTGAGCCATGAGACCCGGCGACATGGATCAATGGGAGATCGAGAACGAGCGTGCATGGCGCGGCATGGTGCAGATGGGCATCGCGCTGGTTTTATTGCTGGCAGGGTCTATGCTGATCGGCATCGGTATCGGCTGGTTGATCTGGGGGATATGATGGACAAGAACCCGCTGCGCGACGATCCTCCCTCGCTGCGCGCGGAGGCGGCAGGGTCATCCTCCCTTGGCCCTGCCGCTGCCATAACAACGCTTGAGCGCGACATTCTGACTTGCATCGGTATTATCGGAACGACCGATGCTGACGATCTCAGCAACATGCTGGGCGAAAGCCCAAGGGCGGTGCAGAACGCGCTGATCAAGCTGGACGACGCCGGGTATGTCCTGATGCGGAACGGCTGGTATCGCTTGAGCGAAGCATACAGGACGGGCAGGTTATGACGACCGAGCGCGGCAAACAGCATGTGATCGACAGGTTACTCGCGGCGCGAAATATATCCGAACTTGCGGCGGTCTGGGCGAGCGTGGGAATACGCTACCAGCACGAGCCGCAGATCAAGCAACTGAAAGAGCGCCTCAAGGCGCAAATGGAGGGAAAGAGATGAACGACACTATCGCTAAGCATTCGCTGCTATTCCGCGCCCATCAGGAGCGCCAAGACGCCATCCGCAGCCTTGAGCGCGTCAAGCGCAAGGGCGACACGCAGGCGATCAATCGGGCGCAGCGCCGGGTGGAGCAAGCCACGCATCGGCTGATGCAGGCCGAGCGGGATGTATTTGCGTGAGGCGCGCGGCAAAGGTCGATGCAAACCAACGGCAGGTCGTCGCTGCCCTTCGCGGCGCTGGCGCGTCTGTGCAACTGCTGCACGCGGTCGGTGAGGGCTGTCCCGATCTGCTGGTCGGTTACCGGGGCGGGAACTTCTTGCTCGAAGTCAAGGACGGCCAGAAGCCGCCCAGCGCGCAGAAGCTGACGCCGCAGCAGGAGATATGGCACCGTGACTGGCGTGGGCATCGCGTGGTTGTGAACAGCCCAGAGGCGGCGCTGGCGGCCAT